CTAAATCATATTGAAGAATGCTTGCTACTTGATCTCCAACATCATTAACTTCACATAACACATATGCATCATTGTAACTTTTTCCAACTTCATCAATAATACTTGGAAAAAGCATTGGTTTTATTTCGTTATTTCTATACTTTGCAACTACTTTGTGTGGAAATTCAGTTATATCAACGACAGTAAATGCAGAGTAATCATTTCCTACTCCTCTTGCAACATCTACCGTAATAAGATAATCGTGATTATCTTCAGGATCCACATAAACATCTAATCCAGCACTGCGAGTCTTGGGATGATCATAAACAAGAGATCTTAGTTTTGATGGAGCAATTAAAGTATCTACAGATCCTAAAAATTCACATTCAAACTCAACTTTAAATTGTTGTTCCGAAGTGTTTGATATGGTTTGCTTTTTCCATTCCTCATCTCTTCCGGGAACTTCACTCCAATGAACATCTGTAAATATATACTCATTCTTACCTTTTTCTGCATCGTGCCACATTCGGTAGAAATGATTCATACCGTGTGGAGTTGATACTATAATTACTTTTGTATTTTTACCTGAAGTAATCGTAGGATAAACTGAAGCAAAGAATGAATCTGCAATATGATTTGGGACGAACGCAAATTCATCCAAAAATAAAATGTTGAATGACATACCACGAACTGCAGAAGCAGAAGTAGAAGCAGCCAAGATTTTACTTCCATTTTCAAGTTCCAAAGAACCCTTGTTCCAAGAGATAATTCCCTGTTGCATCCACTTTGGTAAATTTTCATATGCTGTCTGCAATCTATCTAACAGTTCTCTAGCGGTCGCTGCTTTGTTTGCTAGGATGCCTATATTCACATTATCATTGAATACTGCATAATGTAAGAGAAAAGATACTACAGTAGTTGATTTTCCCGTCTGACGAGGCATCTTGCAGATATTAAATCTGTGCTCATGAAATCTATTTACAAGTTTTTCTTGAAATGGATACATTTTAAATGGCTGTAATCCATGATCAAGAGTAACAATTTTTACATAATTTTTTGCAAAATAAACAGGATCACTCATGCATTTGGAGATTTCAAGAATTTGATCTTCAGTAAATTCGTGAGTGGTATTCGCTTTTTTTAATAACGGATTGCCAAGATAAACATCATTATTTGCCATAACAAACTCCTAAAAATTAATTACAATTCCAACGTCTAAGTGCTTTATTAATTCTACTGTCTGGATCTCTTGCTGTTTTTGTTGAAGTAAGTTTAGACTTCATTCCGGACATACGACGGCAAAATGATTTACGACGATCCGATCTCTTACCTGTAGGATTTTTTTCAGTCACTGCAGTTTGAAGTTTTGAACCTGGATTTTCTCTACGATATGCCTTTACTGCAGCGGGACTCAAACCGTCAGTTCTATCTTGACGATTTACTTTTTGCCAGTCTTCATCAACCTCAACTTCTTCTCCCATTGGTTTTACATAATTTCTACTAGGACCAGGTTTTGCTGCACTTCCACCTTGAGGTCCAAATGCCTGGATTAAAGGTTGTCCTGGTTGAATTTCAGAGACGGAATGATAAACAACTATTGATCCTGGATAAACTTTTTGAAGTTCATCATTGATTTCTTTACGTGTTGGAAGTTTGACTTGAGGGAAAAACATTTTAAGAGAATAATATTTTCCTCTCCAATTTAAAGTGACTCCAATTACATTCCCTGTTTGTGCTTGCATTCTTATTGCTTCATTTACTTGAGACTTAAATCCTTTAATTGGTTCAGGTTTAATAATATCAATAATTTCCGCAAATGTATTTCCATTTGCATCTTCAATAGAAACATTTTCTAATTTTACGCAAGAACCTTTTTCAAATTTAGAAGTTCCTTTTTTTCTTTTATAACCTTTCCAACATGGACCATTTTCTCCTAGTTCTGATAAAATTTTATCTACTATGGATGGTTCATATTCGGCATTTATGTTTCTAATATTAGTATCTCCAGGTCTTACTAAAGGTATTTTGGGTTCTTTTCTTTTTGATTGTGCCGCCTCTCTTTCTCCTTCAGTTGCACCTTGCAGAGAAAGATTTCTAATACTTGTAGAACGTTTAGATTTTCTAATATCTTTAGGATTTACTTCAAAACTTATTCCCTCTTCCATCTCACCACTTGCGATATAATCTGCTGCAGTATCAATATAATCTGCTGCTTTAGTGATTTTTGATTGAACCCATGCTTCTAGATCTCCTTCACCTTTACCAACTTTTGCTTTAAGTCTTTTTACTGCATCTTCAATGGTTTTGAGTTCTGACCTTGCCATCGAATATTCTTCGTCTTTAACCGAGACTTTATCCCATGCTTTCTCTCCATAAGAACATTCAGATCTTGTTTCTCTTTTATCGCATAAAGGACAGTATCTTTCTTCTTCGTGCATGGTTTCCTCCGATTTAGTTCCCCAGTTTGCAGCACCAACTTTACGGCATTTTACAAGTGCTCCGGACGCATATGCACTCGGCCAAACATCATATCTAGACTTTACTTTATTATAGCACGCATCTTTTTTTCCAGACTTCTTTTTTTCTTGTAAATCCATTTCTTCAGTTCTTACGTTAGTTGGTTTTGATGCGTTCTTTTTTTCTGGTTGATTTGGATCGTTTCTATTCTTTCTTCTAAATGCTTTTTCTTCCTCTTCTGGAGAAAGATTTGCTGCCATTTTAGAACTTCCGCATTTTGGTGTAGAAGTTTGACCTGGCTGGCGAGCACAAGGAGCACCAGCAAATGGACCTCCTAGTTGAACCCATCCTTTCACCTTTCTTCCTGTTTTTGGATCTGTTCCACTAGATTTTTTAAACCAATCACGAAGACTTTCATCTCCCGATTTAGTTTCTTCTTTTACATCCTTAAATTTTTTATGATTCTTTTTAGCGGATGCTTCCATTTTTTTCAAACGAGTATAATAATCTGGAATCTCATCAAGATGTTGAAGAGCAATATCTCGTGCTAATTTATGATCTTTAGTGTGTTCGTGCTCAATAGGTTCTCCCATATCAAGTTGATTTTGTATAAAGGAAACATCAAGACGATGTTTTTTTGCAATTTGCTCAACTGTTTTATGAGATTTCAACTTAGGCATTGAACTATATTAAGTACCTTTTTATATTTATTATTCTATACTTTCTTGGGATTGTTGCTTTAAAAATTTTGCTAGTTCTGAGGTAGATCCAACAAACAATGCATTATTGACTGTTGTTGGTCCTTTTATTTTATTTTCTTCTACGTCTTTTAATTTTTTTTGAAGTTCCATTAATTTATCTGTGGCATCTGCAACACTTTTAATAAGTTGTCCAGCAACCTCATATGCTCTAGGCATTTCACTTTCTTGTGCCAATTCAAGAATACCATTAATAGCTTCTTGTCCCTTTTCTATTAGTGAATATAAATTTCCCCTAGTATATTCATAATCTTTTTTAATATCATCTGAAATACTAGAAGTAGGTGTCTCTATATTTTCTATATTAGTATCTATTTTTTTAGATATAATTTCAGCACTTGTGTTAAAAGTCTGATTTAAGTTATCAAATTTTTTTGTCATTTTCTATAAAAGTTATAAATTTGAACCACTAAAACCAAAATCATCACCATCTTCTATTAACATATTGTCAGAAGTTGTTATAGACTTTACTTCTGCTCCAATTAAATGAGAGGTGATTGGTGTTCCATCTCTACCTCTTTCTACTGTAATAGTATTTCCGGAAACAAGTTTTACATATACTTCTTCTCCCTCAATATCGAGATATGTATTAGAAACTATAGATGACGAATCGCTAACATAAATTAGTATATCTTCTGTACTTGCATCTTTGGTTAATGTTGTTAAAACATTTCCCGTATAATTTCTGATTGCTCTTGGTTGAGCAGAATAAACAATTTCTCTTGCTGGAGAATTTGTAGTATCTCCAGCAATATAACCAATTGTAGTTTTTTTGATAATATCTTTTGTTGCAGAAGAAACTGGACCAAAGAGATAAGTTTTTGCAGTAAATCTTAATGTATATAATAATACTCTTCTCGATAAAAAGTTTCCTTCATAATCATCTTGCATTGCAATGCTTTCTAAGATTATAGGAATATCTCTTTTTTCATTAATTTCATTAATTAGTTCTACCGTCATAGTATATGCGGGTTGAAAATATGGTAAAATTTGCTCTATGATTTGTAGTGCATCGTCATTTAGTTTAGACATAATACTAAGTTCAAATTGCATATTATAAGGAACTGGTAAATATGCTTTTTTTGTCTCAGCACCATTTGAAGAAGATTTCAAAGTAAATGTTTGAGTTGTTGTTGCCTTTCTTGATGGATCATAGGTCAATCCAGTAAATTCAAAAGACATTCTCGGGAGTGTAATTTGTACCGGTTTATTCAAATCTGGTGATTGTTCTAATCTAGCAAGAAATTTTTGAGTTGGTCCATACGCAAGAGGAACCTTAATTACACTTTTTACATTTTTATTACTATCAGTATGTTTAATACTTATATCATTAAATAGAGAACCAAATGCAACCACTGTGCTTCTTAAAACTTCGTGATAAAAATATTCAAACATACTTTTAAGTTCCTTTAATATTATTTAATCATTGATTATTTTCTATTTAGGGCATTCCAAAAGGATTTCTTTCAGTAAAATCTATTATTGTATCTGCTTCTTCTTCAATTTCATCATTATTAGTAAAACCACTCTTGATAGAAGCAGTTTCTACTTTTCTTAAATGGTGAGATGCACTCGATGCAGAACCTACTATGGTTTCTCCTGGTATAAATTGTCCATTTACATTAGAAACTTCTAATACATTCGTGACTGTATTCCAAGACCTAACTCTAGCAGTTACTCCACTTTGATTTCCGGTTACAACTTCATTAAATACAAAACTTCCACTTGAAGTGAGTGGAGGATTACCAATAGTCATCATTGGTGCTTGGGTGTATCCAAGACCTGCGTTTGTAATTCTTATTGAAGTTATTGAACCTGCAGCAGAAACTACTGCAGTTGCTGCTGCAGAAATTGTTGATTGTCCGACAAATGTTATTACTGGAGGATTTACATAACCAGAACCAGAATTAGTAACAGTTATAATTCCAACTATACCATCACCCAATATTGCCTTTGCAGTTGCTCCACTACCTCCTCCTCCAATGAATCTAACACCAGGAGTTGTAGTATATCCATAACCAGGATTTGCAATTTCAACACTTTGAACTGATTGTGCTGATGGATTAGTATTATCATTACATACTACTATTCCACTTATCATTTTGGCAACTGCTGAAGCGGTTTGTCCATTTAATGGTGCTGAAGAAATCCCTACAGTTGGGGTATTTGTATATCCTCCTCCTCTATTGGTTATTGTTATTAATCTAATACCACCATTTACAACTCCTGTAACTGCGGATGCAGTTACGCCAATCCCTATCATTTGAAGTTTTTGTATTGCACCAATTGGAGTAGTATCCTCCCCAATACTACCACTAATATTATCATCAATTTCTCCTATACCAGTATCAATCAATTCATCTTCATAACGGAATAATTCGCATTTTAATTGATATGTATAAAGTCCTTGAAGTTGATAAAATGGTTTCTCATGCTCTACATATTTTATTTCAAAAATTCTGTCTCCGAGCGGAAAATATATCAAATCCCCTTCTTTTGGTCTTGTAGATAATTTAATATTTGGTATATTTTCTATCAATGGTGAAATGTAAGTTTTAAATCTTTCTCTAGAAATTATCAAATTAATTTCATTTAGTGCTTGTATTCCAAATTTAGATAATATTGTTGTATTATCACCATAACCTTCAAAATTATCTAAATAAGCTTCTATTGGATATGCATTTGAGAATTCAGACTCAATAACTTCTCTAATTACTTTTTTTTCGGTGATGTACTTTCGTGGAAGATAATAAACTTCAATACCATACATTCTCAATTGTTCATTGATCAAGTCCTGTATGAGACCTTGTTCTGATTTTGATCCCTGGAGAAAAAATGGATTTAACATAAATTAACCAATCATGTCTAATGGTGGAAGTTCATAAGTGTTTGACATTTTTTCCATCAAAATATCAATTTCTTTTTGGGCATCATCATACATTTGTCTTCCATTTAACTCCACTCCTCCCGGAAGTTTAACTCCAGTAAATTTCATCATATTTTGTCCCCATTGTCTTTTAATAAGAGAAGTTAAATATGGTTTTATAAATGAATCATTCCAAACTCTAGAATAATCATTTGGGTCTAAAGTTGAATAACAATCTATAATAAAATAATGATTTTCTGTTACTGACCCCCAATCAATATCCAAATACAATCTATCTTGTCTTTTGTTGAATCTTATTTGCTTTTGTGTATTTAATAAGAAATCTAAATCTTCCAAGTAAGTTTTTACCATTGCATAACTTAAAAGTTCAGTAGTTCCCCAATAATAAACATCATTTAAAAATAATTGATATTTTACACTAAACATATTATGAGTGATTGTATTAGATCCATCAAAAGTAAAAATTTTATTTACGCCTATAACATTAGGTGGAACTTGTAAATAATTGCTATTTTCTTCATAAGAAAAAGTAGTAGCAGTTCCTACTATACTAGTTGTTACGCTAGTTGTTGCAATACCTACAGAGTTTTCATTTAAACCTCTTGCCCGTCCTCTAGCGATGTCTTGTGCTGTTACTTTATACTTATAGAATGTGGGATAAACTCCATCAAAATGCCGTTCTTGAAAAAATTGTACAGCATCATCTACCAAGTCTTCAATTTGTTCATCTGCAACATTTATCTCTAAAACTGGCGCACCAAGTTTTCTTTTGCAATAATCTATTAGTTCTTGCCTGGTAGATGGTTGTGCCATTTTTATTACCTCTTAAAAATATTTATGAAAAATTAATAAACGAAAGATTTGATATAACCTCTTGCTGTTTCAGATATAACTTATAATAACATTTTGCAATATCTTTTAGTTTATCAGCATTATCAATAGAATCTATTTCTGAGCAATATTTAAAGTACTCAAAACTTTTACTCAAATTATCTAACTTAATTTCGTCAGGATTCATTTATTAAACTCCTCAATAAAAATTTTATCTCATTAATATCATTTTTAATATTATTTAAATCATTTTCAAATTCCTTCATTTTTTTATTTTCATTATCCTTATCCATTTTCATAGA